CTCCCCTCTTCTTATATTCATTCTTTATGTTTTCTGTTCCTATTTTAACTTAGGAAGACTATCATCATCTACTGTACTAGGCAGTTTAATCACCAAGCATTTATTTTCTGGCTTCTCAAAGCATACACCAACTAAAGCAAGAAACAGAAAATCAGCAAGAAGCGCTAATACACCAAAATAGATATAATCATAAAATGGTCTTGATGCTCCAAAAGCAACTACCATTGCAACAAGTCCCGCATCAATAATGATGCACCCAAGTATGCCTATAATATAAGCTATAATTTTCTTCTTCATAAGTTTGAATGTTTGATTGGTGCAAAGATAACTAATTATTTCGGTTCGTCTCTATTAATTAACATTATTAACACTCGAAACATCAAAGAACTTCTCGCACAGACTCCCCATCATATAGCACGGCTCTTCGCTCAGCATATCAATACCATCCTGCTCACAGATATGCGCTACAACATGAAGAAGCTCATGACCTATCGTGTTGATAATGCTGCCATCTGATTCACACTCCCCAATGGCAAGCACACTTCTTCTTTCTGATAGGTTGGAATAGGTAAGCCCCCTATCTCCACTCGATAAAGACAGATGCTTGTATGCTTCCGATAACGGATTTCCGTTGCAGCCAATATCAGAAAGAGCATGGCATATCTCATCGGCATCAGGTGGCTGATAACCTATGAAACATACTATGCTCCAATCGTACTTAGGAAGTTGTATTACTCTTCTTATCATAACACATCTTCCCATGGAATAGGCACACCATTATGGCAGCAGTCGGCATAGAATCTATTGAAGATAAAACCATCCTTCTGGTCGGCATCATCCACCATATCCTTGATAAACTGGGCTAGCTGCTCCTCATCCTTGATGGAAGACTTGTAGAAGTCTGCCCTCGCCATGTTCGCCACATATACATGGTCGTAGCCAGCCTTATTCTTTACCTCTACTCCCTGACCAAGCAGAAGGGAATCCACCTTCTCCTTATCCCAAAACGAGACACTTACATCACGCTTGGAGGAAGGGTCATACTTGTACATCAGGCTCACCGCCCACTCGCACATCTTCTTGCTGAAATGATAGCCATTGTATCTGAGATAAGAAACCATTCCATCAGGTTTTAGGTCATACATATCCAATGGCATTCTGCATTTTCCCATATTGCTGAATATTAAAGGGAGTATGGTCACGACATTTAAGCCGCTACCAAACTCCCAAGTTAAACACTAGCGACCGCCACCATTGTAGCCGCCACCACCTCTTTCACCATAACGGTTCGGGTAGTTCCAATCATCGTTAACGTTGTTGAATCTACGTCTGTTCTCACGCTCTTCACGTTCCTCACGCTCTCTTCTCCAATCGTCACGATAATCAGGCATACGCTCACCCATACGCTCCTGCTTCATCTTTTTCAGACAAGACATAGCCTTGCTGCCAAAACCAAGCATGGACTCGATGTTGTCATACAAATCATCGAACTTATCTTCTGTAATCTCAATCATTACCATAATCTTATGATTTTAAGTGAATAGATAGGAGATTACTTGCTCATGGTCTGCTGGAGCCATCCCATCATCTTGTCAATCTTGCCCTCAATACCTGAAACCTTACCTTCCAGTTTATTGATTTTCTCGGTCTGTTCCTTCTCCTTGGCTATCTGGGGGTTGAGTTGCTGTAGCATTCCCTCACAAGATTCTACTACCCTCTTGTTGTAATCTACGCTCTCCAGTATCGCCTTGGATTGTCTCAGCATAGCATCGACCTCGGCACTCATGGCATCCTTGTTGTCGCTCACCACAAGATTCTTGTCGTTGGCTATCTGTCCGTTGGCAGGTAGCTGCTTGAAATCCACCTCCTCATCATTCAGCTTCACCTTCACATCAACCACTGTCTCCATAGGTTGAGGAGTAAAGCCGTTGTTAAAGGTAGGGTATTTCGTCTGAGGATTGCTTACTGAAACCACCTGACCGATTCGCAAGTTCGGG